CCGACAGCTATCGCGTGTTGGCGGTCATCAAAGCGTTTCCTGTCATCGCCCCCCGTTCCCGGGGTATCGACACCAACGGCTACCGTGGCTAATTCTTGAACGCACCTGTTGTCGCCCCCCGTTTCCGGGGTATCGACACCGTCCACGGCCTGGCTATCCGCTGCGACCGCCCTGTTGTCGCCCCCCGTTTCCGGGGTATCGACACCGATCATCGACGACACGCCAGCGGGCACTGACCTGTTGTCGCCCCCCGTTTCCGGGGTATCGACACCCGATGACTCCTTAACCCCATGAATTCGAGGATTGATTCGCGCTTTGGGCGCGGCCGAAACCGCGTCCTCGGCGCCGGCCGGACATCGGCCGTGGTCTGGATTAGACTCCCATGTAACCTCCGCAAACGTGTCGATCAGATCGAAGTTGATCCGACCGGCGTCCTGGCCGGCCACTCGGCGCGGCGACATCTTGACCACGATAGAAAGCCACCACGCACTCTGACGCCAAAGCAGTTCACCGATCCTGAGTTCCGCCGGTACGCCAGGCAATCGCCCGCGCGTCTCCATGGTACCGATGCCTCGCACCCATAGGCGCGGGTTCTTATACCTATCCTCGCCGTCCAGGCGCCAGCAATCGCGGTGCCGCTTGAACGGGATCGAGGGATAGTCCTCGGATCGCTGGAACTTCGGGAACCCGCTGGCGGCGCCGGCCCCGCCCTTGGCGCGACAGAAAAATGCCTTGTAGGCGCGGTCGAGCCGCTGCGCTGTTGCGGCCATCATCGATGATGACAGCGCAGCCCATTCCGGCATTTCATGGCGCAGCGCGGTCAGCTCCTTGCATTGGTCGTAATAGGTGAGGGTCTTCCGCCGCCGCTGGTACGCCTCGATTCGCTGCTGTAGCAGCGCATTGTACAAGCTCGCGCACATCCGCCGCACGCGATCCAGCTCGGCCTTCTGGTCGGCCGATGGATACACCTTGTAGGTGTAGCGGCGGATGACGGAATCGGCCATCGCTTTTCAAGCTCCGGGGCGCGTTTGTTGCCGGCCGTGCCGCGTCGTTCAGAATGGAATATCGTCGACAAGATCGTCCGGCATGGCTGGCGGCGGCTCCTCACCATGGTGCTCGCCGCTGACGATCGGTTTCGGCCGCAACGCCTCCTGATACTCCGGAGACATTGCGATGATTTTCTTCAATCCGTCCGTCAGCATGTTGTAGACGGTCGGGTCGAATGCGTCGAGGTCGAAGAAGATCGATGTATTGGCGGGTTGGCCAACCTTCATTGACTTGGGTAGCTTGCTGATGGCGGCGATGTTGGCATACGTCTTGCCCATCTTCTCGACATGGATAATGTTGAGTAGGCAACCGGCGCCCAGTATCTTGCTTATCTGGAAGCCGGTGGGTCCGAAGTCCATGTCCTTAAACGGAACACCGCGCCAGCTTTCAAGCGCCTTGCGTAACGCGGCCTTCACATGCATCGACCAAGTGTAGCGCTGATGGATCGTGAAAGGATCACCGGTCTCCATCAATTCATCCGGCAGCTCCCACGATATCAGGATTTTGCGCTGAAACTTGATCGCGCCCTGGAATTCGCTTTGCTGTGTGCCGAGGTCCACGATCCGGTAGCAGATTGCGGCGTGGGAACCGGCCGGGGGTGGAATAAAATCGCCGCCGGCGCTTGGTTGGGGCAACGTGTTCGGCATCCTAGTATACTCTCTCCTTGAAGGGGACGGGACCATTGGGGTTATCCTCGTATCTTTCACAGGCCCCCACCTGGTTTCGGTGCCGGCAGTAGTCGTGTGGCGGATCGGCGACGGTTTCGCCTGTCACGGCGTTGAACCTGGCGGCTCGCGGGAACGCGAGACATCGCCATCGATACCACTTCTCGGACCAACCGGTAACGTGACGACAGTAAGCGCAGATGGTTGGAGTACGACGTCCAGGTAGTCGCGTGCTTCCGTGAGCGACGTCCACATCGCTGAGGTGAGTGGGGGATCGTGATTCATCATCGTCCGGCAGATGTGTCTGCATAGGTGCAATATCCTGTCGGCCTGCGCCTCACGCACGGCGATGAGTTCGGCTTTACTCACAGCCTCCTCGGCTCATCCTCGCGCGGGTCGCGCCGCGCGTGTCGCCACCAGCGCGGTGTACCATAGTACTCAGCACGGCACATGGCACACAGATTGGTTTCCAGATCACAGTCGGACTCCAAATAATTGGAGCAGTCGGCGCATTGGCGGAGCGAGTCGTTCATGCTGGCGCATTCTTCTTACCAGTCGGGCGCGCCAGGAAAAAGCGCTGTCGGTTCGCGGGATCGGGAACAACGGACATCGTTTCGAACCCGAGCTTCTCGCCAAGCCGCGCCCACGCACGATTGGCATTCTCCTGTGGCGACGCACACATCGGGGTTCCGCCGCTCAGAAACATGACCGGCGTCGGTTTGCACGCGGCCAGCAGCGCGGCCAAGTCTTCCTCAGTCATCTCGAATTCGATTCGGTCGTTCATGCGTTCTTTCTCCTCTTTGTCCAGGGGCCTCCGCGTACCAGGCGCGGCTTGTAGTGGCCCCGCGGCTGGTCCGGCTGGATCATAACGACAGCTCCGGCCTTTCGATCGCCAACGTTGCCGGCCACACGCGGGCCGGCGGGTACTTGCTCACGACAGCCCCATCCCGTAGCCGAGCAATAGCCATCCGTACAGCACCGCGAACAGCGCCAGCAGTGCGAGGAATTCGAGGACTGCGCTCATTCCGCCACCTGTGCCGCCGCGCGGTCAAGTACGACGTCCATCAAGTTGATATCCATCTCGCCGACAACATCCCTGAGCCGCGTCAGTTCAGCTATCAGCACCGCCCGCACCGGGTCTGCCGACAGGATGACGCGGGCGCGGCGGAGGAATCCGTATTCAGGATCTATGGCCAAGCACGGATTGGGGCCCGGGCAGTCACAGATGTCAGCCGGTGCGTGCGCGTCGCGGCACAGTGCGCGAGCGACGGCGGCGAGGTCGGAGTTGATGTCGTCGCTCATACGTAAGCGTCCGTCAGCAGCCGCGCGGCGGCAATGCGTTCTTCCGCCTCGGCTTCGCGGCGCCGTGTCAGATCGGCGGTCGCGGCTCGTTCGGCGTCGATCTGGTCCAGCAAGATGCGGGCTGTGCCGCATTTGCGATCAAGCGATTCCTCCGCTGCCTTCAGTTCGCGGAGCGCATGTCGCATGATTTTCTTTTTCAGACCGACGCGCGCCTGCGCGATCTCGCGCTCGGTCAGTGCGCACAGGATTTCGCGAAGGGTGGTTTCTAGAGGGGCGACCATGTCAGTCACCTGTCAGTATCCCCGCGATGAATTCGGCGCGGGATAGTATCTGGCCGTCCGACAGACGCACCGCGTTCCAATCGCCGTCCACCGTCTCACGAACGCGGATGCGATAGCCCTTCCAGCGGCGGCGTGCATCGGCCACAGCCCCGGTTGGCGTCTGGCCCCAGCCATCGCAGGTCGAATGTTCAACGTCACCGTCGCCGCTCGGTTCCATACAGGCGACCGGCCAGCGGCGCAGGCAGCCGTGACGGTCGGCAGCGGCGTCGGCAAGGGATCGGATGGGGTGGGTCAGGTATCGGCTGGTCATACTGTTACGGCCTTGATGATTCTTCCTCCACTGGCGACGCCATAGGCAGTGCCCGCTTCGATGCCGCCCTCGCCGACGTAGCCCACCGCGAGCCGATAGCGCTTCGTCTTTTCATCCCACCGTTTAATTATGATGGTGCCGCGGTCGCCGGCGGTCGCGGTGCCGCCATGGCCGGCGGTCGCGGTGCCGCGGTCGCCGGCGGTGGCGTTGCCGCCATGGCCGGCGGTCGCATTGCCGCCCTCGCCGGCGGTCGCGGTGCTGAATATGTGGGGCTTCCCGGCAGCGCCGAGCGCCCGGATGCGGTCGATCGCGTCCGTGCGGTTGCCGACGAAGATGACGGTGGCAGATTTGGTCTTGCTCTTGCCGCCGCCGTCGGAGGTGATTTCGACGACCTCGTCATCGGTGCCGATCACGAGCCAGGTCGCGCCATCGTTGAGGTCGCAAGTGCTGACGTTGCCGCAGCCCCAGGGCAGGAAGTGAAGCCCCCCGCCGCAGCGATCGGCGGGGTCCCAGTCCGTAGCCTCGACGCGGGCGTCAACGACGAGAGGCCAGACGAAGCCCCTGTAGCTGGTGCCGTCACGGTTGACGGTTCGAAGACCGTACATCTTGAATGTCATTGGGACCTCCGCAGTTTCAATTCCAAGGGCAGGACGGTGTTCGCGGGGGGATGACGCGAACGCCGTCCCGTCTCCTGGCATTGCCGACAGTTCGAGGCCGTCGGCGGCGCCCGCCGCCTGTCAGAAGGAGACCCCGGCAGGCGACAATGGCACGTTGCCATAGGGGCAATCTGCTGTCAACAACTATTTTGCCCCTTTGGCAATTATTTTCTTGACGCCGGGTCGCCGTTGCGGCAATGAGCGGGGCATGAAGCTCGCCGTATATCTAGCCCAGGCCGACCTGACGGATCGCGCATTTGCGAAACGACTCGGCGTCTCGACCGCCTTCGTACACCGGCTGAAGGCCGGGCGGCGCTTGCCCAGTCTGTCGGTGCTGCGGCGAATCACCGATCTGACGCGCGGCAATGTGCGGGCAGAAGATTTCGATCAGGCATCAAGATGATGCTGTGCCGCGCCATTCCGTCCGACTGGCAGTGCATCGTCGCGGCGCTCGCCGCCAACCGATCCGAGGCCGTTCCTCCTGCCGTCGCGCCGTCCGACGGAGCACACCAAGAGCCGCTCATTGATCGACCGGCCTCGGCACTCGTCATAGAGTCGCAAGCGGCTCAAGACGGCGACTTTCTTTCGAGCGAGGAGGCGCGGCGCGACAGCTACTTGTCTTGGCTGGTTGCCGTCGAAGAAATGAGGAAAAGTGACGCGATATGGAAGTCTTCAAGAACGCTTTAGCGCGAAATGGATGCCAGAACCGAATAGTGGGTGCCATCTACGGATGGGATCGTGATCGAACATGGCGGTATCTTTGATGCTCGCGATCTCCGAACTGGCGCGGCACTGATGCGCACGGGCGCCGATCGCGCCAGACATCCGGTCTTGGCCCGGCTGATACGGCGACTCGAACGTTCGGGCAGTGTTGCCGATGCGGTGGCGGTGATCGCGGAACTAGAGCGCACGCGAGACATGCGAGACATGCGATTGCTCGCGCTCAGGTGCCGCGCTGCTGTCGGCCAGCTCGATTATGACGGGGCAATGGAATTACGGTTGCTGGAAGACAAGTATCGGATGGAACGGCTTTCGTCGCTGGGTGGTACGTCTCCGGGCGACGGAACGGCGGCGGGCGCCGGGCCAGCCCGCAACTCTCCCTGTCAAACTCCGGCCGTCGCGGCTGCCGACGATGGCGAAGCGCCGGCCGGCTTTGTGGATCGCTTAGTCGGCGGCGGCGGCGTGGAAAGCAGACACCCGCAAGGTATCGGAGACGGAGGCCAAACCGTCGAAGCCTGTTATGGCCCGATGAAGTGGTCATCCTGGAAAGATGATAGCCGGCGTAGCGTCCGGCCCGCCGCCGACTAAGCGATCAGAAGAGCCGCGATGAAGCGCAAGACGGGATACTACTGGGTTAGGTGCTATCGATCCTGGTCCGTCCTTTGGTGGAATGGGACACGATGGGATTGGGGCCAGACGCCATTGATGAGCGCCGCATAGTGCGACAGGCCCGAAAGGCATCACGATGACGCCAGCCGTCAAGCGCCAGATCGCCGCCGCCGCGCGGGCAGTACCGTGGTCTGCCGCATCTCGACGGCTGGAACGCACGGGCAGCAGGGCAGACGCTCTGGCGGTGATCGCCGTGATCGGGCGCAGGCGCCCGCCGCGCCGCGCCGATGTCGAAGCGCAACTGCAACGGGCGGTCGCCGAATACCTGGACGTCGCCCTGCCGGCCGATGCGGTCTGGACGGCGATCGGGCACGGCGGGGGCGGCAAGACCCGCGGCGCCATCTTGAAGGGCATGGGCGTAAAGGCCGGCATGCCGGACATCATGATCATCTGGCGGGGCCAAGTGATCTTCATCGAACTGAAAGCCGGGCGCGGCGGCCTGTCGCGGGCGCAGAAGGCGTTTCATGATCGGCTCTATCTCGCCGGCGCCTCGATCACGGTCTGCCGGTGTCTGAGCGATGTGCACGTGTTCCTAGGGACACGCGGCGTGCCGCTGCGGGCGCGGGTCGCGGTATGACGCGGGAATAATGTCATGAGAGATGCCCCCACATATTCCTTGGTCCGGCGCCGCGGCTGCGGCGGGACTTTTCCGATGATGATGGGGCGTGCGCCTTGGCTGCGATGATGCGGTCCAAATGGGCTGAGGTCGGCGGCATTGTCGAGACCCAGATCGTCCCGCTCAGGACAGACAGACGGGATGCTGCGCGGTTCTCCATCCAGTCCGATCTGTGGAACGGGATGCCGCGGCGATGGCAACAAGAGTGATCCGCGGCGACGTGCGGGACGTGCTGCCGACGCTGGCGGCGGAGTCGGTGCAGTGCGTGATCACTTCTCCGCCCTATTTTGGGCTCAGGGATTACGGGACTGCACAGTGGGAAGGCGGCGACGCGGCCTGTTCGCACGCCGCGCCTGACGATGCCGGCCGAACCCGCAATCACAGCAACAGCAAGACGCATCCCGGCCGATGGGCCGGCGATTGTTACCGTTGTGGCGCCACGCGTATCGACCGGCAGATCGGTCTTGAGGCGACGGCTGAGGAGCACATTGCCGTCCTGGTTGATGTCTTCCGCGAGGTGAAGCGAATCCTTCGCCATGATGGCGTGCTGTGGCTCAATTATGGCGATACCTATGCCTCCACGGCCAACGGCCGCAGTGCCGCAGACACCAAAGCCGCCGGCAACGACGACCGGACATTCAGGGATAAGCCCTTCTCGACGGCGGGGGCCTTCGGCGCCAAGCCCAAGGATCTGCTGATGATGCCGGCGCGTGTGGCGATGGCGCTGCAAGCAGACGGCTGGTATCTGCGGGCGATGCTGCCCTGGGTCAAGCGCTCGGCGATGCCTGAAAGTGCCAAGGACCGGCCCACGTCGGCGGTGGAGCATGTATTCCTTCTGACGAAGTCAGCGCGATATTTCTACGATCATGTCGCGGTGAGATCGCCGCTGGCGACCGCATCGGTGGCGCGGATCTCGCAGGCGAGCTTCGACACGCAGACCGGCGGGCCGAAGGATCCGCACAGCGGCAACCGATCGGCGCGCAATGCCCTGGAAAACCTGGCGCGGCGCAAGCCGGCCGGCTGGGACACGGCACCCGGCGCGCATGACACGGTTCGGCACAACCGGCCGGACAAGCAGCGCGGCCATGCCAGCCCGCATGCCGGCTTCAACGATCGCTGGGATCGCATGGGCCGCAAGGAGCAGCAGGCTGACGGCCGCAACTTCCGGAACAGCGATCTGTTCTACCAGTCGCTCGAAGCGCCGTTCGGGCTGATCTCAGATGCCGATGGCGAGCCGCTGGCGCTGGATGTGCCGCCGCAGCCCTTTCCCGGCGCCCATTTCGCCACGTTTCCGGAGCGGCTTGTCGAGCCGCTGATTCTGGCCGGCACATCGGCCAAGGGCGCCTGCGCCAAGTGCGGGGCGCCGTGGCGGCGGGAGACTAGAACGACTCGCACCCGCGACGGGGAACCGTTGCAGGGCAGCTGGCATGGCAGCAGCACGGACGGGACGCCGCAACGCATCGGCGCGACCGGAGTCGGCCATTGGCGAGATATCTCCGAGACAATCACGCTCGGCTGGCGGCCGTCGTGCGAGTGCGGCGCCGGCGTGCGGCCATGCGTCTGTCTCGATCCCTTCGGCGGGAGCGGCACGGTTGGCCTGGTCGCCGATCGGCTCGGGCGGGACGCGATCCTGGTCGAGTTGAGCGACGATTACGCGAACATGGCCGAGTCCAGGATTACCGCCGACGCGCCGCTGCTCGCATGACGCGGGTCGAGCGCTTCCCCGGCGTCGAGCTGCATCTCGGCGACTGCCGCGACATCCTGCCCGGCCGCGCCGGCATCGACGCGGTTGCGCTTGACGCGGTTATGACGGATCGTCTATCATCGCCGGATGAACAAGCAGCAAGCAGGAAACATCCGACGAAGGCAGCAGTCGGCGGCTCTGTGGATGTCCCGGAAGTCGGAGATTGTCCGGCTGTATCATGCGGAGCGCTGGTCACAGGAGCGCGTCGCAACACACTACGGCGTGACACAAGCGGCGTTGCAAAAAGCCTTGCGACGCTTGGGAATAGCGTCCCGATCACGAAGTCGTTGCGGCGCGGAGAACGGCCGCTACAGACATGGGATGGCGAGCCCGCTGTATCGCCGCTTGGTGAGCAAGACGGCCTGCATCAAATGCTCGGCAACCGCGAGCCTCTGCGTGCACCACAAGAACGAAGATCATTGCGACAACCGGCCGGAGAATCTAGAGGTGTTGTGCATGGGCTGTCACAGCCGAATGCACAAAAGCGCGTGGTGGCGCTCTCGAAAAGTTGGCCAGGGCGACCTGCTGCGGCCGGCCGTTCCGGCTGCCGAGACGGCGGCTCAAGCGGCGCTTGAACTGCCGCCGCCGGAATAGCGTCGGCGGGCCTCGGCTTCGGCCGCGCCGGCGTGATTGATCAAGACGACGTGCCGTCGGTTGATCGGCGTGCGGCCGTGTTCCCAGTTGCGATATTGCGAGGTGGAGATGCAGACCTCGCGGGCGGCGCGCTCCTGCGTCCAGCCGAGGGCGTGGCGCCAGGACTTCAGTTCGTCGGGGGTCATTTCAGAACTCCTTCACTGCGTGGGCGACGATGGCCCTGGCCCGTTGCAAAGCGTAGCGCGCGCCGTGTTCGACCTTGTTGTTTGCGGCGCACGCGTCAACAAAATGGTGTTGTAGAACGCTGATGATTTCCTCGAGTGCTGCCAACAGTTCGTCCCGCTGGCGGCGGCACTCCTTCAATTGATCAATGGTGACGTTCATGGCAGTCCTCCTCGGGTTGCTCACGTGGGCGGGAGCGCAGCCCCGCCCTGGAAAGCAGCCGTGATGAACGGGCACCAAATTGTGGCGGCTGAGCACTACGCTCGATATCCGTGCTCGATATCCGTCAAAACTCGGTCCAAATCAGTGATCGATTCCGCCCTCCATCCATGCGCGGCCCCGAGGCCGGCCCGGCGGCCGTTGCCGTTCAAAACAACCTGCCATGAACCGTCGACCGGCACGATCTCGCCGACCTTTTGCACGCCGCGAAAAATCGTCCGCGTCGATCGGGCTATGGATATTCTCATGATCAGTCCTCCTTCGTTGATACCCTCAATATGTCATTTTCCGATATCGGTTTGTAGCACTATCTTCGCATACCAGGCATGCACCGGACGCCTGGGTCTGAGTCAGACCCAGGCGGTGCAGCGCGATCTGGAATGTGGCTGCGGTCATGCGAGTTCAGTACGACGTCCGACCCTGGCGACGGCCGGAGTCCATGACGAGTCGCTTGTAAGCGTCGTAACCGCCGACGGGCGGCAGCACGATCCGCCGATCCCAGTCCGGCCGATTGCAGCCGGCCGGCCGGCTGCTACGGTGTTCCAGCATCCGCTGCGGATCGTCGCGCTTGATCCGCGCGACCTCTTCGTCGACGGTCGTCTGGTCGTCCAGGCCGGGATCCGTCAGCTTCTCCGCCCAGTCCGCGCGGCAGTGACCGTGCGGGCGGGTCGCCATGTGGTCGGCCAAGCGCTCCGGCGCGTGCTCCGCCCAAACCTTCGGCCGGCGGGCGTCGGCCGCGATCTTGGCCAACGTCTCGCTGATACGCGCGGCGGCCCGGCGGGCTTCATCGGCCGTCTCGACGCATTGGCCAGTCGAGGAGCCCCACCGCGTGTAGGCCCAGATCACCGCGTCGGCGGTGCGGCGGCGAGGCAACGCCGCGATAAATGCGTCGAGATCGTCGAAGACGCGCGAGGGGCGGCCGCTCGAATAGGTGAATTCGTAATGCATGTGGAGTCCTCCTTTGGGTTGCTCAGGCCGCGAGCGCGGCCAGGTCGTTGTCGCTCCATTTCTTGAAGCCGGCGGCCGTCGTCCACGGATCGGCCGGGTTGTCCACCCCGCGGACGTGCTGGACGTCGAGATCGACGCCGGCCTTCTTGGCGGCGAATGCCAGAAACTTCGCCTTGCCGCCGGTCTTGCCGTTCCAGTCGGGCTTGAGCGCTTCATTGGCCCAACAGAGCCATTCCGCGTCCACCATCAAGGTAAGGCGCAGCGAGTCGGCGCCGATTGCTTCCTTGATCTTGCCGGCAAGCCAGACGGCCTTCTTCGCCGCAGCCATTTCGCCGCTCGACTGTTCGCCGTCGAATTCGCGATCGTTGTCGAAAAAGCGGCCGTACCAAAGCGGCTTGCCGTCGCGGTCGCAGATCGCGAAGCGCGAATGCGACGCGTTGGCGTCGGAATACAAGGTCAGCGACATCGTAGAGTCCTCCATTGAGTTACGGCGGCAGGCGTCCATCCCAGCCTCAAGCTGCGGATCGTCGCGCCGGTCGTACCAGGCGCTGCGCACACGAGGTAATGTCATTGAAGTCTCTCCGTCTGTTGCTGACTCGAAGGTACGCGTTATCGGCGCCGATGACCAGCACTTTCTTCGCATACCTGACCCGCGTCGGGCGCATGGCTCAATGTTTTACGTGAAACATTTCTCAGGACTTTCCTGTTGACGCCGGCGCCCGGCTGTGCATGATGGCGTGGCCGTCCCGACGGGGCCGGCACCCGCTCTGAGGGGTCGGCGCGGCCGGACTCGACGCCGGCCCGCCGGCCCTCAATGTCCAAGCGAAAGGCGCGGCCGGACTGCAAGCCGGCCCGCCGATCCTTGGAATCCTGCCGCGCTGTAGCGGCGACTTGCAGAGGACAAGGGATGGACTGGTATCCCAGGTACCCGGAGTTGTATGCCGCCGACACACTGCACCTGTCGGCTGAGCAGGACGGCATCTACGGGCGGTTGATCGATTGGTACATGATCAATCGGCGTCCGCCGCCGGACAACGACCAGGCGCTAGCTGCAATTGCCCGGATCGGACTCGATCAATGGCTTGCCAACGCCACCGTGATCCGAGCGTTTTTCAAGCGTCGAAACGGGCACCTCCACCTCAAGCGTTGCGACATCGAATTGGACCGCCAGGACAGGCGACTTTCAACTTTTTCAGAAAAAGGCAAAAAAGGCGCGGAAATGCGCTGGAAAAACAATAAACAAAAACAAGGGCCTGATAGCCAAGGCTATAGCCAACCGATGCCTGGGCTACTGCAAGAGGACAGAAGAGGAGAGAAGAAAGAGGAGTCTCTCAAGGACTCACCAGGAGATCTGCATCCGCGCGAGGCGGAAAAAGCACCGTCCTGGAAGCCGGTCTACGAACGCCTCGAAGCCATCATCAACTCCGGCGTCCCACTCTCGCCGGGATCGATCATCGCCGGCTGGCTCGCCAACGGCGCCGACCCCGAGTTGGATATCTACCCCACCGTCGCCACCCTCGCCACCAAAGCCGGCTCGCCTCACAATCTCCGCTACTTCGATCGCGCCATCCGCCAGGCCGTCGCCGATCGCACGGCACCAGCCCGAAAAGCCAACGGCCACGATCCCGCAGCGGAAGGCCCAATGGACCGCGCGGTAGCCGCGTTCCATGCGGCCGTGGTCGAGTTCTCAGCGCCCTTGCCGCCAACCCCAAAGGCAATCCGGAAATGAACCCCACCGCCGAATCCCTGCAAGCCATCGATATCATCGTCGCCGAAATGCGCGTGCTCTGGCCGCCGCCCAAGAGCGTCAAGACCGACGCCGACGCCGCCATCTACCTGAAAGCCTGGACCCAAGCCGTCCTCGATGAAACCATTGATCCAACAGCAATCGCCGATGCCTGGCGCAATCTCAAACGGCTGCACCAGTTCCCGTGCTGGCCAACTCCAGGCGAACTCTGCAAGCTGATCCGCGACACCAAGCGCGACCAAGGCAGCCGATCCCCGCCAAGCCGCACGCTCACGCCACCGGATTACATCAACGAACGCTGGACACCCGAACAGTGGCAACGGCACCTCGCATCCATGCGCGCCGCCCACGATGCCCTCGCCGCCGGCACGACCATCATGATCCCCGTCCTCCAGCTCGGCGAGGCGATGATGGGGCGCCAGGAACGCATCGTGAAAGGAGCACTGCCGTGACCGCTCGCTACCCCGACTCGATCGTCCTGACGTTCGCGCAACTTGTTCACGTCGGCCTAAGTACCACCGCGGCCGCGACCCAGCTCGGTATCCCCGCAACAACCGCCCCCCGAATGCGCGCCCGCGCCGTCGCCGCCGGTTGGCTGACCGACCGCCACGGCAAACACGCGGCCCCGCTACCCGGTCTCCTGACAACCTGCCCACCCACCACCCTCGCTCGCATTATGGCACCCGCGGCTCGTCGCCTATCTTCGGACCATCGCGCCAGCCGCGCGCGATACGCCATAATAGCCGCCATGTACTACGATGGCGTCACCCCACGCGAGATCGCCGATGCTTTCGGCATCGGCGCCACGAGGGTGAGCCAAATCCTGCGACAGAAAAAGCGCCAATCAGCCCCCCGTCGCCGCCAACCCCTCGCCCCAGACCCCGGCGGTTGCCGTTTCATCCGCAACGACTGCAGCCAACCCGGCTGGGCCGCCTGGTGTGGGAACCCTCTCACCGGTCGCTCCTACTGCGCAGCACACCAAGCGATCTGTTACGTCGCTGGAACAGTCGCCGCTACCTGATCTAGGATGGCCCCACACGCACGGCGGCACTCTCTCCGCTAACCCCCCCGCCGGAAAGACCCACCGTGCGCGTAGGCCCCCTCCTTGCGCCCTGACGGGCCGGCGCTCAGCCGTGCTTGACGAGCGGCCCCATCAGATAACAAATCTCCTCCATGCGACGCCGCCGCCGCTCCTGCCGCCCGCCCGCAGCCAGGACCGTCGTGCTCGATCCCGGCACGCCAGAGACCGCCGCGCGAGCCGCCCGTTGGCCCTGGGCCGACGCCCCCGACGCCGATCGCTACAGCTCCGCCGCACAGGAAATCCGACTCGCGTTCTCCATCCTGTCTGCCGGCCTGTTCGCGCGAGGCGCCGACCCCACGCGGGTCAACGGACTCGTGGGCGCCGACAGTGCAGGCCAGCACGCCGCCGTAATCCGTTATCAGGTGTGGCGAAGGAAGCTGGTGCCCCGCCGCGCACTTGGCGATATCCTGGACGTGCTCGGCAATGGCGTTTACGCGCCGGCTTGGCAACCGATTCTCTGCCGCGGCCTCGAGCTCTATCTCGCGCTGTTCCCAAGCCCGCTTGACAAGCGGCCGGAATCGGATTAGGCGGCAGGGCAACACTCGGATTCCCGCGCCCGGAACCGTGAAAAATCGGCAAGTAAGAAGCATGGACTGGGCCGCACTCGATCGCCGCATCGGCATCGCCGCGCCGGCCCCTGAGGTCGAACCGCCTACGCCCCTCGGCGGCTTGGTCTGGCGACCGGCGCTCCGCAACAGAAAGGCAATTCGTTATCTCACGATCCGATCGTTCGGCGCCACAACGCGGCGGCTGGATATCGCCGCGTTCAAGGCTGAGAAGCAGCAGCAGACGATCGCGGTAATCGATGCTGCGGCGGCGGAAGTCGCGCAGGTGGTCGCCGCGCTGTTTGGCGGTTTCGTCGGCTGGTGAGCGACGGCGATCGCTTGCGGCCACTCCCGCCGGCCGGATTGCTGGGGCAAACGGCTGGCGAAATCGGCGGCAAGCCAGATCGGCATTCCGTTCGTCCAGGTATTCGCCGATCGGTTCGTGTCCGGATCTAGTCACCCGAAGGAATTCGCGCGGTTGCCGCCGCTGCAATGGGACCAGACGCCGACGTCGCCGCTGTTGCTGATCGATGATCTGGCTACGAGCGGCTGGCACTTGGAGGAGGCCGCCACCATGATCCGATCGGCCGGGCAAGCATGCGTCCCGGTCGCGTGGATCGGAGGGACTATCGGATCTCAACCGGCTTTCCGGCCTTGATCGCCCGGCGGATCGTGTCCTCTGTGCCGCCCTTCCGGTCCGCGGCCGGGAACGCAATGACCCGGGCACAGTCATCAACGATACGTTGATTGCGTTCGTGATAGCGACGAGCGGCTTCGCCGCGGCACCGGACGCCCGTCGGGTCGGGAATATGAATAGCCACCGGCATGTCGAGCGCGACAGCTGCCGCCGCCGCCCATCGATCGGGACCGCGACAGGCGCCGGACACGATGACGGTATCGGCCGGCAGGCCGGCGACGCAATCGACGACCGATTGTCGGTCTCGGCGGCGGCGGCTGCCGACAATGGCGACACGCATGGGTGAAAGATATGGCAGTGGGCGGCAAAAGAGAAGGAGCGGGACGCAAACCGGCGCGGATTGACCCGGCTCTGCTGCGCAATCTGGCGGGCATCGGCGCGACCTGGATCGAGATAGAGGCCGTAATGGGTGTCTGCGAGGACTCGATCCGCAACCGCATGAAGGTAGACAAAGGGCTTGCGCGGCAGTACCGCGAAGGGCGCGGCGAAGGCGCCGTGACTCTCCGTCGGTTGCAGTGGCACCAAGCGGAGGCCGGCAATCCGACGATGCTGATTTGGCTCGGCAAGCAATTGCTTGGTCAACGCGACAATCTCGACCAGAAGCTTTCGGGCAACGTCTCGATCACCGTCGAAAGCGGAGTGCCGCGCAGTGTTGGACGGCCAGACGACGATCCGAGTTAGCACCGGCTACACGCACCGCGTTCAATTCGAGCGGCTGCACCGGCGCCCGACGCGCTGGTTTGTGTGCGTTGCGCATCGGCGCGCCGGTAAGACGGTGGCCTGTGTCAACGACCTGATCGATGCCGCCCTGCGCTGCAAGGAGTCGCGGCCGCGGTTCGGGTACATCGCACCGTTCTTCCGCCAGGCGAAGGATGTTGCCTGGGCCTATCTCCGGCAGTACGCGGGTCCGGTCCCCGGCGTCGAGTTCAACGAGGCTGAGCTGCGCTGCGACCTTCCGAACGGCGCCCGCGTGCGCCTGTACGGCGCCGACAACTACGACGCCATGCGCGGCCTCTACTTCGACGGCGTGGTGCTCGACGAATTCGGCGACATGGACCCGCGGGCCTGGACCTCGGTCATTCGTCCCTGCCTGACCGATCGCGCCGGTTGGGCCATCTTCATCGGCACGCCGCGCGGCAGGAATGAATTCGCGGCCATCTATCGGCGTGCGCTGACCGATCCGGAGTGGGGGCACCTGAAGCTCCGCGCCAGTACCACCGGCCTGGTGCCGGCGGAGGAATTGGAGGCCTTGCGGCGCGATCTGTCGGAGGAAGAGTACGCCGCCGAATTCGAGTGCAGCTTCGACGCTCCGGTCGTCGGCTCCTATTACGGCAAGCTGATTACGGCGGCGGAGGCCGACAGCCGCGTGTGCCGTGTGCCATACGATCCGGCAACGGCGGTCACAGCGGCGTGGGACCTCGGCATCGGCGACGATACCGCCATCTGGTTTGCCCAGCAGGTCGGCCAGGAGGTGCATCTGCTCGATTACTACGAGAGCCGCGGCGTCGGCTTGGATCACTACGTCGGCGTGATCAATGGCAAGCCGTGGCGCGTGGCGGAGCACATTCTTCCGCACGATGGCGACGCGCGGGAACTCGGCAGTGGCAAGACGCGGGTCGAGACGCTGACGGGCCTGGGCGTGCACAATGTCCGCATCCTGGCGCAGCAGCGGATCGAGGACGGCATCAATGCGGCGCGTAATCTGATCCCGCGGTGTTGGTGGGATGCGGACAAATGCGCAGTGGGCATTGAGGCGCTGCGTATGTATCGCCGCGACTTCGACGAAAAGAAAAAGGTATTCCGAGACACGCCGCTGCACGATTGGTCGAGTCATGCCGCCGATGCCTTCCGCTACCTCGCGCTGGGGCTCCGCAAGGTCGAAATCATGGCACCGATCGAATACGGCAGTTCCAAATGGATACTCTAGGAGCAAGTTCATGTCCGACAAACCGGCCCCCGCCATCCTGGATCTGACCACCGTCGGCGCGCTCAAGGCTACGCTGAAGCAGTGCAGCGACGCCAAGCCGTTGCGGATCGTCGCGGGCGGATCGCGCGTCACGCACGCCGTCGTCGAGGCGACAAGCGGCGAGCTGTATGTGGCGTGCGTATCGCTGCCGGCGGCGGACTGATCCACCGCCATGGCCAAGATGACCGAACGCGAATTGTCGGCCCTCGTGGCGGCCGAACAATCGTCGGCGCTCGGCTACCTCTCGTCGCAGCTCACAATCGATCGCGAACGGGCAATGGACTACTACCTCGGCGAGCCGCTAGGCAACGAGCAGAAGGATCGTTCGCGGGTCGTCATGACCGAGGTCGCCGACACGATCGAGTGGATACTGCCGGCGCTGCTGAAAATCTTCACCGCCGGCGAGGAAACGGTGCGCTTCGAGCCGCAGGAGCCGGGCGATGAAGAGGCTGCGAAGCAGGCGACCGAGTATGTGAATTTCATTTTTAATCGCGACAATCCCGGCTTCATCATCCTGCATTCGATGTTTAAGGATGCGCTGTTGCAGAAGAACGGCATCGGCAAGGTCTGGTGGGATGACGCCGAGAAGACCGAAACCAGGCGGCTTCCCGGACTGGACGCCAATTCCTATGCGCTGGCGGCGGCGGAGGCGGAGGCGGATGATTGGGAAGCGGACCAAGAGGACGGCGATGATGGTGACGTGACGCTGGTCGCGACGCGCCAGGTCAAGCGCGGGCGCGTCAAGGTCGAACCGGTGCCGCCGGAGGAGTTCCTGATCAGCCGAGACGCAAAGACGATCGCCGACGCCGCCTACGTGGCGCATCGCACGCCGCGGACGCGCTCCTCGCTCGTAGCGGACGGCTTTCGCAAGTCCGTGGTGGACGGCCTCGCCGCCGATGACAGCCTTTTCGACACCGGCGAGCGACGCGCCCGGCTACAGGGCATCGAAGATGTCGGGCTGGAAAACATCGAGTCGGAAAGCGCGAACAAGGCGATGCAGACCGTCATGCTGACGGAGAGCTACATTCAGGTCGATTGGGACGGCGATGGCATCGCCGAAATGCGTCGCGTCGTTCATGCCGGCAAGGGCTGCACGATCCTGGAAAACGAGGCCTGGCAGGGGCCGCGGCCGTTCGTCAGCTTGACGCCGATCCTGATGCCGCACCGGTTCTACGGCCGCTCGATCGCCGACCTGGTCATGGATTTGCAGGAGATCAAGTCCACGGTCCTGCGGCAGATACTCGACAACCTCTATCTGTCGAACAACGTGCGCTACGCCGTGTCCGACGCAGTCAATCTCGATGATATGCTGGTGTCGCGGCCCGGCGGTCTGGTGCGGCTCAAGCACGGTGCGTTGCCCGGCACCGGCCACGTGATGCCGCTGGTGACGCCGGCCGTCGTCAATCAGGCGTTCCCGATGATGGAATATCTTGATACTGTTCGTGAGAATCGGACCGGAGTCACGCGCTACAATCAGGGGATCGACGCGAACTCCCTGAACAAGACGGCGAGCGGCATCTCGCAGATCATGAGTGCGGCGCAGCAGCGGATCGAGCTGATCGCCCGCGTCTTCGCCGAAACCGGCGTCAAGGACCTGTTCGCGCTGATCCTCTACCTGGTTCGCACGCATCAGGACGAGCCGCGGCAGATACGGCTCCGCAACACATTCGTCGCAATGGAACCGGCGACATGGCCGGCGGATTTCGATCTTACCGTGTCGGTCGGTCTCGGCACTGGCAACCGCGATCTTATGGCGGCGCATCTGACGCAGATCGGGCAGCTTCAATTGCAGGCCGTCCAGCTTCAGGGTGGCGCCAACGGGCCGCTTGTCACGTTGGACAACCTCTACAACACGGGCAATGCAATGGCGCACGCGCTGGGCTTCAAGGAAGAAGGGAAGTTCTTCACTGATCCGGCGCAGGCGCAGCCGCAAGAGCCGTCGCCGCCCGATCCGGCTGTCGTCAAGGCAGAGACGGACGCCAAGCTCAAGGCGGCCGAACTTCAGGTGCAAATGAAGACCGACGGCGAGCGGCTGCAATTCGATCGCGAGAAGGCGAGCGCCGAACTGGCATTGAAGCAGAAGGAATTGGGACTGAATGCCGCCATGGGGATACGCAAGCAGCAGGACGACATGAGCTTCGCCAAGCAGAAGCACGGCGAAGAGCTGGGCTTCAAGCGGGAGGCGTTGGCCCGTGACGCGGCGACGCGCGAACTGGTTGCGACCTCCAAGGGGCCGGTGATGGCGCTCGACGGCAAGACCGGCCGACTCAGCGATGTATCGGAGTATCGGGACTCCATCGGGCAGTTGGTCAATGTGGTCGATAAGCTGGGGACGATGATGTTGCAGTGCACGACGCAGCAGGCAGAGTCGAACGCCGCGCTCGTGGCTGCAGTGACCAAGCAGAAAACGGCGACGGTGACCAAGCGGGATGCGGCGACCGGCCGCGTCCAGGAAATCACCCTGTCCACCATCGGCCCGACGCAAGGGAACGCCTGATGACAGCCCCATTCCCACCTGAAGCCGTCGCCGGCACCGCTGTCGATCCCGCCGAAAGCGAGGCCAGCAATTTATTCGCACAATATGCGTGGCTGGCGCGGTTGAGCGACGAGATGACTGCCGACCCGGACCTCAACCTCAAGCGTGTCATGCAGCTCGTACTCCACGCGCGAAAGTTTCGGCAGTGGCATCAGGCGCTCCAAGCGCGCGGCGCCGGCGTCGCGGATCGCATTGCAGCCGTGTTCGCCCTCAAGAAATGCGAATGGCCGACGAAGGCGGCGATGTCGGCGGAGCTCGCCACGATCAACACGGACGCGAACAGTCTTGCCGATTGGATCGAATTGAACGCGCCGGGATACAAGCAGGGTTTTGCGACCGTGAAAGTCGCGGCGATGGACGCCGAGGGGGCGCCAGTCCTGACGGACGAGGCGATGACGACGGCGAAGCCCGCTGCGGCGGCAGTGCAGCTGACCGCCTTGCGCGCGCTGTTCGGGCCGACTCCCGCGTAGGGGGCTTCTCGTGGCCATCTCGTTGGTCGGCACCAGCACCGGCGGGCCGACGCTCAACGACGTCACGATTACGTTGCCGGCCGGCATCGCCCAGAACGATGTCGTCTATGCCGCCGGAATGACAGGTACGATTGCCGATCAAGACGTGACGGAGTCCAGTGGGACCTACACGGAGCTTGCCGACCTTTATTCCAACGACACCAACGACACGAACCTTGGAGTCTATCGCAAGGTCCAGGGGGCGACGCCGGACAGCAGCGTGACGATTGATGCGGGCACCAATAACATCGGTGTCGCATTGACGCTCCGGGGCGTGAATACCACCACACCTGAAGATGCCACGACCACTACTGCGACGGCACCTAATAACGGGACGCCGGACCCGCCTTCGATCGTGACCGCAACCGCGAACGCTTGGGTGCTTCCTTTCGCCGCTTCGTCAGAGGGCGATGCGGTAACGAACCCGCCGACCAACTACACCAACCTCGTGGATATCCAAGACGGTCCTAGAAACGTCATGGCGTCCAGCCGGGAGATCGCATCGCCTGGTACCGAGGATCCTGGGGCGTACGACGATATTGCCGGGCAAACGTCGGACAGTTGGAGCGCAGCGACCGTCGCGGTGCGGCCGGCGCCCGCCGTCATCATGCCTCCGCCACCGACGATCATCAATCAAGCCGTGCAGCGTGCGGCTTTCTGGTAGGAGTAGAGTCCATGGACGCGGTCTACATGACCCGGAACACGGTCTTTGCTGCCACCCCCGGCGCCAAGACGGTGTTGAAACTGATCACGCCGACGGCGTTCTTCATCAAAGTGCACGAGATCGGCGTGTCCATGGACGGCGTGAGTGCCTCGGCTGTGCCCGCGACGTTCGAGTGGGGCACCTCGGACGAAACCACACCCGGGACAGGCAGCGGCACCGCCGTAACAACGCAGATCAAGGGACGCGCGCAGGCGAACGGCCTGACGGTCGGACAGAACTTCTCCGCCGAAGGCACGGCCTACTCGATTCATAGCGGCGTCTTCGTGCCGCAGTTTATGGGCATCTTCGTGCGCCAGAACCCCCTCGCCCTCGAGGAAGAATCACCCGGCTCGGATGCGGCGGACTCCTTCCTGCTGCGGATCAACGTCACTGCCAACGTCAACGTCCTCGCCTATATCAAGTGGTCCAGAGGCTAGATCATGGCGCAGCTCGGCCGCGCCCAGCCATTCCCGGTCAAGTACGGGCATAGAATAGGCTCCTATGCCGAAATCAGCGGCACGATCACCGCGAACGTCACTGAATCCGATATCGTTGCCGGCGGCAAGACCATCATCATTACCCTGATCGCCGATGAGTGGGTGGCGGCGGGCGCGTCGTTCGATGCCCAGCGCCAGAACATCATCAACGGTCTCGACAGCGCCCAAGCCGAGGCGACGGGCTGGAACGCCGTCGTGCGCGATACCGAGCCCGTCACCTCGGTCGTGCGTACTTCGAATACGGTCGTCACCATTACATTGGTAGCACACGCGACCTACGATATCACGGCGCAGGAGACGATCACAGTGACGGTGCCGGGCAGCGCTCTGATCGGCGCCGTCGAGGTCGTCGCCACGCCGACCTTTACGGTGGATCAGTTCACCGTCGGGCAACCGTATAGGAAGCGCGTCGGCGGTGTGCCCTTTGTGGCACATCAGGCGGGAGTCTGGTAAATGGCCGCGACGGACGCAAGGCCGGTCCCGCGGAAGAACATCGCCTATCGCGTGAGCTTTCCGATCCTAGACGCCGATGGAGATTTGGTTACGGGAGCCGCCGCGCTGGACAGCGAGGTATCGATCGATGGAGCCGCCTTCGCCGATGCGACTTCCGAAGCGACGGAGATCGCGACCGCAAGCGGCGTTTATTTCCTCGATCTGACCGCCGCCGAGATGAACGGCGATACAATTGCCGTCATCGTCAAGACGTCCACGGCCGGCGCCAAGACGACGACCATCGTCATGTATCCGGAGGAGGTGGGCGATTACCGCGCCGACGTGGTGCGGTGGAACGGTTCGGCCGTTGCCACGCCGACGGTCGCCGGTGTGCCGGAAGTCGATGTCACTCATTGGATCGGCACGGCGGCGGCGACGCCGACCGTGGCCGGCGTGCCCGAAGTGGACGTGACGCACTTCAACGGCACCGCCGGCACGTTCGCGGCCGGCCGGCCCGAGGTCAACACCAGCCACGTCGGCGGCACGTTGCAGACCGCCGGCGATATCATCGGCGATACCAACGATATTCAGGCGCGATTGCCGGCGGCGCTGGTCGGCGGCCGGATCGACGCTTCGGTCGGAGCCGTAGCCGCCAACGCCATAACCGCCGCAGCCATCGCTACGGGCGCCATCGACGCCGATGCTTTGGCGGCCGACGCCGGCACGGAAATCGCCGCGGCCGTCTGGAACGAGGATGCAACCGCCCACCAGACCCTCGGCACCTTCGGCCAGGCGATCGGCGATCCTGTCGCCGATGCCACGACGATTTACCAGTCGGTCGTAACCGATGCGGCAGGGGTCAACGTAGCGGCGGACATCGTCGCCGTGAAGGCGGACACCGCCGCGATCCTGGTCGATACCGGAACGACGCTGGATGGCCGCATCCCGGCGGCGCTTGTCGGCGGGCGCATGGATGCGTCGGTTGGCGCGGTCGCCGCGAATGCGATCACGGCGGCGGGAATAGCGGATGGGGCCATTGATGCGGCCACCTTCGCGGCCGGGGCCATCGATGCCGCCGCCATTGCCGCCAACGCCATCGGCGCCTCGGAACTGGCGGCGGATGCGGCGAACGAAATAGCCGACGCCATCCTGGCGCGGCAAATGACCGAGGCCTATGCGGCGGACGGCGTCGCGCCGACGGTGGGGGAAATGCAGTTCATGCTCTGGGCTGCGCTCGCCGAATTCGCCATCAGCAGCACCACGATCACGGCGAAAAAGCTGGACGGCACGACAGCGGCGATGACGTTCACGCTCGACAATGCGATCAACCCGACCAGCCGGACGCGAGCGACATGATCGATGGCGATCGCCAACATCATCGCCAAGGGTATCGGCTTCAGTCCCGGCAGTGTCAAGTTCATCCCGACGCATGGGTTTGGCGGCGGCGCGGCGGCGACCATCACCGTTGCCGCCGAATACGGTATTGCTCCGGAACCGAAACGGCGGCGCCGGACACTGGTGACGATGCCGGACGGTCGAACGGTTGAGCCGCGCGACGAATACGACCTGCGGCGGCTACTGGCCGAATTGCAGCTCGCCGATGAAGAGCCGGTTACACCGCCGCCGAAGACGGCCAAGGCCAAGCGGGCCGCGACGGCGCACCGGCGCGACGTGATCGCCGCTCAGGCGGCAGAGATACCGGATGAATGGGTTGATGCCGTCGGGCGGCTGGCGGCCGAAGCGGATGGCGCGGCGCTCGCTTGGCAGCGGCTTGCCGAATTGTGGCGCAGCCAAGCGGCTGCGGCAGCGGCCGAAACCGATAATGAGGAGACGATCATGATCTTGCTCGCAGTACTGGCATGATGACCGCACAGGAACGGCGCGCCCGTGCCAATGCGGCCCGGCGCATCCTCGACGATCCGCTGGTGGCTGAAACCTTCAGCGCGCTGGAACGCGAATACCTCAAGCGCTGGGTCGAAAGCGGCTTCGCCGACCGCGACGGTCGCGAGGAATTGCATCGCTACGTCCATGTGCTCCGGCAATTCCGGGCGCAATTCGAGGCCATGGTTGCCGACGGCGACGTGGTCGAGCATCAGGCCGCACAGCGGCCGGTCATCTAGAGGACTTCATGGAACAGACTGTCACGGGCGGCACCGTCCAGGATGCCGCCGACGCAATCAGTGCGACAATCGCGAAGGCGCGGGCCGCACAGCCCGGCGCCAGGGAAGCCGCGCCGGCTACGGCGCGCCCCGGACAGGACACCGACGCGGGCGGCGACGCCGACGCATCGGATGACGACACGGCACCGGACGATGCGGCTGAAGAGCCTTCCATCGATCCGCCTGCCGGATGGACGGCGGCTGATCAGGAATGGTTCGTAACCCTTCCTCCCGAGCGCCAGGAGCGTATTCACAAGCGGGAGCGGGAACTGCGGATCACCGAGTCGCGCCGTGAGAACGAACATCGAGAGCGGCTGTCCGCCTATGAGATGGCGCAGACCGCCATGCAATCCGAACGCGAGCAATACGCTCAGCGTCTCCACCTGCACGCGTCGGACCTCGAGCGGTCGTTTGCCGCAAAGGGGTACGACAAGCTTTCGTCGACCGACGTGGCCGCTCTCGGCCAGGCCGATCCGGTGAAGGCAGCCGATTACGCCGCGCACCACGTCGCCATCCAAGGGATGCGCGCCCAACAGTACGAGCTTGCGCAGAAGCAGGCCGCCGACTGGCAGGCGCACATTCGCATGGAGCAAGGCAAGGCGCACAAACGCATGGTCGAAATCGCCCCTGATATGTTCGGCAAGCCGGAAACGGCGCGCAAGACCTATCACGCCATCGGCGAATACCTGACCGGCGAACAGTACGGACTTGCCATCGAACGGGTGCAGGCCATCAGCGAATGGCAGCAGCTCGACATCGTGAGAAAGGCCATGCTGTACGACCGCGCCCAGGCGGCGAAAGCGAAGGCGGAGAAGGCGGCCCCGAAGCCGGCGGCCCAGAAGCTGCTACGGCCCGGCGCTGCGCAGACCAGCGGAGATCGCGAAGGTGTTGCCGCGGCAGACGCAACCCTGCGCAAGACCGGCACCGTCGACGCGGCGGCAGCCGCCATCGCCGCCCGCATGAAAGCGGCCGGCCAACGGGACCGCTTGCGCACCAGATAGGACACTCTTCCAATGGCACAGCTCGCCAACACCTACAGCACCTACGATATCATCGGCATCTTCGACGACCTCGAAGATGTTGTTTACAACATCGATCCGACGGACACGCCGCTTTTCAGCATGGCGGCGCGCATGAAGGCCAAGCAGACCTTCCATGAATGGCTCACCGATACGCTGGCGGCGGCCGTCGCCACCAACGCCAACATCGAAGGCGACGAAGCGACAGCGGATGCGCAGATCATCGCCGTCCGCGTCGGGAACTACACGCAGATCCCGGACAAGGTCGTCGTCATATCCGGCACCGCGGAAGCCACCGACTCGGCCGCCGATGTGGCCAGCCTCAGCTATCAAATGGCCAAGCGCGGCAAGGAGTTGAAGCGTGATATCGAGTCGGAAATCTCGCAGAACAAGGCCAGTGTCGCCGGCAACGATACCACGGCGCGGCAGTCCGCGTCCTTCGAGTCGTGGATCGTCACCAACGACAATCGCGGTTCCGGCGGCGTACAGGGCGGCTTCAGCGCCGGCATCGTCGCGGCGCCCACGGACGGCACGCAACGGGTGTTTACGGAAACGATCATGAAAGACGTGATCAAGCTCGCATGGACGGCGGGCGGCGATCCGCGCCACATCATCCTCGGGCCGTTCAACAAGCAGGCGGCGTCCGGCTTCACCGGCAACGCCACGCGCTTTGATCGCAGCGAAGATCGTAAGGTCGTCGCCACGACCGACGTATACGTCTCCGATTTCGGCACGCACAACATCGAGGCCAGCCGATTCAGTCGTGACCGTTCGGGGCTGTTCATCGATCCGGACTATATCGGCATGGCTTGGCTGCGACCGATTCAGACGGCACCGCTCGCCAGAACCGGCGATCACGAGCGCCGGCAGATGCTCGCCGAATACACGCTCGTCATCAAGAACGAGGCGGCGCACGGCATCGCGGCCGACCTGACCACCAGCTAGGCGTGAATGCCTGCTGATAACCCGCGGGCGGGGCTACGGTCCCGCCCGTTTCATTTGGAGATTGTTCAATGCCACCCGATCCCAAGCCTTCCGCGACGGTCGAAATGGAAATCACCAAGACCTGCTTCGTGTCTGAAGCATCCGTACCATACTTGCCGAGGCGGGCGGACAACAACACGCCGCGCAAGCTCGACAAGGGCAAGGTCTACATCTTGACCAAGGAAGATGCGCGGGCCGTCCACAAGGCCGGCCTCGGCCGCAAGCCCTGGAACGAAGCCGAGGATAATCCGGCCCCATGACCGCTGTCGGCTCCTACAACGGCGCCATTCCCGGCGGCGCGACAATCTCGCGGGGCGCGACGCGGCGGGTCTTTGTCGTCAACGATTTCGGCGAGAAGACATTCCGCATCGTCACGGCGCAGGACTGTTCCGCCATCGTCGAACGCAACAAACGGCTGCAAGCCGCCGGCAACGGCTACACACCCTCTCGCGATCTACGCTGGGCCGCATCCGTGCCGAACATCTTCATCGAACAGTGGATGAAGGAAACCGGCGTCAACTGCTATTCAAAGGAATTCGGCGATATCCTTCGGCGCAAGCTGAACGACCCCGACTTCCGCCATTTCCGCACCGCACTCTGGCAATTTTGAAAGGAATGCCGACATGGGCGTGAATCTCAAGCAGTTTCCCGATGGCTCACTGGGAATGGAAGGCAAGGACTTCGGCGAGGCCGCCACGGCGTATGTCGATTGCCGCTACGATCCGAACACTCTCGATCAGACGAATTTCGTGGCTCCGCGCCAGATGCGCGTCGTCTCGATCGTCGGCCGGGTCGAGGTCGCCGGCACCGACGCCGGCGCCGTCACTGCCGCCGTCAAGAAGGTGGCATCGGGCACCGACATTGCCGCCGGTACGGTGTTGCACAGCGGCACCATGAACCTCAAGGGCACCGTCGACACCAATCAGACGCTGACGCTTTCGACCACATCGGCCGATCTCGATATCCCGTCCGGGACGGCAATCGGCGTCGACATCACCGGCGTCATGACGGCGGCACGCGGCGTCATCACCGTCGGCCTGCGATACGCGTGAGGTGATCCATGGCCGCGAAATTCTTCAAGCAGGCGGACGCCAATCACGAGGTGATCGTCCTCGGGTCGGCCGCCCGAACCGTGACGCTGAACAGTCCGGATCAGGAAAACCCGGCCTGCCGCGGCGTCCGGCTCTATCTGGATGTGACGGCGGCATCAGGGACCACGCCCACGCTGGACGTGAAGGTCCAGACGAAGGACCCGGCCTCCGGAACCTACGCCGATCTGCCGGGTGCTGTGTTCACGCAGAAAACGGCCGTGTCGTTCGATGATCTGACGATCTATCCGGGCATCGCCGAAACGGCCAACGAGACCGTCAGCGACGCCCTATCGGCGACGTGGCGCCTGGTGGCGACGATCGGCGGCGGCACGCCATCCTTCACCTTCAGCGTCGGCGCAGCGTACATCCGATAGGTGCGCCATGGCCTTGACCACTTATGCCGAGCTGCAAACGGCCATCGCCAATTGGCTCGGCAGGCCCGGCGATACCGTCGTCACCGACAATGATGATGATTGGATTACGCTGGCCGAACAGCGCATCTACTACGGTTCCGGCGAGCCGGGCGATCCGATCCACTCGCCGGCCGTGCGGTGTCGTCTCATGGAGACGGCGGCCGACATCGCCATCGATGCGCAAGAAGAAAGCTTGCCCGCGGGGTGGCTCGGGGCGCGGCGCGTCTACATCAATACCGATCCGATCAAGGCGCTGCAGTTCATGCCGCCGACGGATTTCTGGAATCGCTGGCTTGGCAGCGTATCGGGCGAACCCGACGCCTTCACGATCGAGGGCGATAGTATCTTTTTCGGCCCGACGCCGGACGGTGCCTACACCGTCAAGACCCGCTTCTGGACGAAGTTCTCCGCCTTGTCCGGCGCCGTCAACGCGCTGTTCACGGCGGCGCCGAATCTCTGGCTCTACGGATCGCTGATCGAGGCCGCGATCTACGGTGTTGCGCCGCGCGGCATGTCGCCCGATCAGGCGACGGCGCACTGGTGCCGGCTGCTGCGGGCGACCGCGCAGGGACTCAATGCAGCCGACCAGATCGACAGGTTCGGCGGCGCGCCGCTGGTCGTGAGGCCATCGTGATCCCGTTCGGCGAATACCTGCCCGACCTGCCGCCATTCATGAACCCGGGCGCGCTTGAGGCGCTCAACGTGATCCCCGGCGCCGGCGGCTATCGGCCGCTGGCGGCATTTTCCAGCGTCACATCGGCGCTGACGGCGCGCTCTCAGGGCGCGGCGACGTTCCGCAACCTCGCGGGAACCATCTTCAATTTCGCCGGCGATGCCACGAAGCTCTACAAGCTCGACTCGACCGGCCTCGTCTGGGATGACGTATCGCGCGCCGTCGGCGGCGTTTATGCGACCGGCTCGGATGGCCGGTGGGTCTTTACGCAGCACGGCAACAGTGCCTTCGCGTCGAACGGGGTCGATGCGTTGCAAGAATTCACGATGGGAACGGATACCCTATTCGCCTTGGCGGTCGGCTCGCCGCCGATTTCCACCTTTCTCGCGACCATCAAGGACTTCCTGTTTCTCGGGCGCGTGGCGAGTGCGAACAACCGGGTGCAGTGGTCCGGCTACAACGATCCAACGACTTTCACGGTATCGCAGACGACGCAGGCCGATCAGCAGGATTTCGCCGACGGCGGCTATGTCATGGGCATGATCGGCGGCGAAAGCGGCCTGGTATTCCGGCGCAACGCCATTGCGCGTGCGATCTACATCGGCCCGCCGCCCATCTTTCAGTTCGACGAAATCAGCAAAACCATCGGCTGCATGGCGGAGGGAAGCATCGCATCCTACGAACAGGATTGCTTTTTCCTCAGCGACAGCGGCTTTCAGCAGATTCTCGGGCAGACGCAGATTGTCCCGATCGGGTCGGAGAAGATCGACAGGTATTTCCTCAACGATCTCGATCAATCCTATCTGCACCGGATCACATCGGCCATCTCGCCGCAGGACAAGCTTTACGTGGTCGGGTATGCGGGCGCCGGCAACAGCGGCGGCACGCCGAACCGGCTGCTGCTGTATCACTGGCCGACGGGGCGCTGGTCTCGCGCTGAGATCGATCACGAAATCATCTACGCCGCCGCATCACAGTCGGGCTACACGCTCGACGGGTTGGATGCCGTTAACGCATCGATTGATGCCCTTGCCTACAGCCTGGACTCGCCGATCTGGTCAGGCACCGGGCGCTACCTGCTCAGCGGGTTCGCCACGACGCACAAGAGCGGATTCTTCAACGGCGCTAACATGGCGGCAACCGTTGACACCGCAGAGGCGCAACTGTTCACGGGACAACGGGCGATGGTGTCGGGCTTGCGTCCCCTGGTCGACGGATCGTCGGCCACGATCACAGTCACCCCGATCACGCGCAATCGCCACCATGATGTGCCGGTGACGGGGGCGGCGGCGGCCATGCAGTCAGACGGCTTCGTGCCGCTCCGGTTCAATGCGCGCTATGCACGGGCGCGCATCGCCGTGGCCGCCGGCGGCACCTGGATTACGATCCAGGGAGTCGACGACATCGAAGCCGAGCCGGCGGGGTTCCGGTAGCTCATAGGAGTGATTGCCATGCCGCTGAAAAAGGGAAAATCCAAGGCCGCCATATCGGCGAACATCCGGACGGAGATCGCCGCCGGGAAGCCGCAACGCCAAGCCGTGGCCATCGCCATGCGCAGCGCCGGCAAGCCGCGCAAGAAAAGCCGGGGCCAATGATCCCGGCGCATCTTGATCGCCGCGGAATACTTCCGATCCTGCTTGCCCGCTGGCCCTTGCTGGCCAGGGCGACCAGCGACGACGCGACGGCGTTCCTCAATCGGCAGACCGGCCTCGACGTGGCGCCGGATGTGCCGAACTCGACCGCCTTTGATCGCTGGCGCGCCGCGTTGGCGGCGCAGGGCATGGTCGGCGTCTGGACGGAGACACCCGGCGAGAAAGTGGCACGGCAGGCGCGGGGCGATGCGATCAAGATCGCCGCCGATCGTGGCGATACGGAACTGCCGCCGTGACTGCGCAGACCGGGTTTCCCGGCGCACCGCCGCCGGGCCGCGGCATCGACGGCCTCAATCAATGGGCGCACAAGGCTTGGGTGGTCATCAATCGCATACTGGCCGGCAAGCTCAACTGCATCGGCTCCGTCACGCTCACGGCCAATGCGGCGACGACGACGCTGACCGATGTGCGGATCGGCGGCGATAGCGTGGTACTGCTGCAAGCGATTACCGCCAACGCGGCGGCGGCACTGGCAACGACCTGGTTTGCCGCGCCCGGCGATGGGACTGTGGTCATAAACCATGCGAACAACGCGCAAGCGGACAAGACGTTCAATTATGCGGTGATAGGATGAGCGAGATTCAGACGACCGATTGGGATGAAACCGCCGCCAGCAACAATCAGGCCGCGCCGAACGGGGCGCCCGAGGGCATGGCGCCGTCGGGAGTCAACGACACGATCCGCGAGCTGATGGCGCAAATCAAGCGGTTTCACAACCGCATCCACGGCCGCACCGATGCGGGCGCCATCCTGTCATCGGCGGGGTCTGGCGCTACGCGGACACTGACGTTCGACACGGCGCCGGCGACGTTGTTCACCGGCTTGATTGTCAGTTTCAAGGCCAATTCGGATTTCGATGCCAATTCGACGCTCAACGTCAACGCGTTGGGCGCAAAGAACATTCAGAAGGCGACGACCAGCGGGATCGTCAACATCATCGCCGGTGACATCGAGCTGAATCAGCACGTCCTGCTCAAGTATGACGGCACGCTCGACAAGTGGCTGATGATGTCGCCGACGGCGACGGCGGAAAGCAGCACGGGCACCGTCACCAGCGTTGCGACGGCCGGCATCGCAACCGGCGGGCCGATCACGACTACGGGCACCGTCACGGTCAGCGTCACGGCACAGATGGCGGAGACGGCGCCGGCAACCGGCGACGAAGCCCTAATTTACGACGTGTCGGCCGCCGCGCATCGCAAGATGACGCTAGCGAACCTGTTCACGATCCTAAACGCGCTGACCGAAGATACGGCGCCGGACCCCGATGCGGATTATGTTCTCACCTACGATACGTCTGCCGCAGCGGCAAGGAAGGCGCTGCCATACCGCCTCGGCTCGCTGGCCTTCCTCACCAGCGGCACGGCTAGCGCGAGCGCGACGCTCGATTTCGTTCTGACAAGCTATATCGCCGCCGGCTGGCTTGATTTCTTGTTTGTCCTGGATCACGTTCTGCCGGCGACGGATGGCGTCGACTTGTACATGCGGACCAGCACCGATGGCGGCTCGACGTTCGATGCCGGGGCCAACGCTTATGTCTACATGCAAGCGGACGGGCGCACGGAGACCGGCACAGTGGTCGGCGCGACCGGCAATAGCGCCACATTCATCGCGCTCAACGATACGGGCATTGGCATCGGCAACGTGGCGAATGAAGGTTGGTCGGGCGAGGTCAAGATCATCAACCCGGTCGGTACGGGGCATCTACGGGCATTGTGGCGCGGCATCTATCAATCGGCGGCCAGTGTTTACGCCGGCCCGCTCGGCATGGCAGCGCGCGATGCGGCAGGCGATGTTGATGCTGTGCGGTTTCTCATGTCCAGCGGCAACATCGCGTCCGGCACAATTCGCATGTATGGGATCAAATAAGATGAACCTCACCAGAGTCGTCAACGGCGTTACAGTCGCAATGACGCCGCAAGAAACGGCCGCGATCGAAGCGGAGTGGGCGGTCAACGCGGCCCGGCCGCCGGTAGTGCCGCGCAAGAGCGAGGTGCAGGTGCTCCGCGCGGCGCTGATTGCCAAGGGCGTGCTGACCGACGACGACCTGCAACCGGCCGCGAGGAGATCACCATGATGATGCCAGGATTGACAGAATTCGGCTTCCCGCAGCAACGCGCGGCTGCACCGGGGATGGCCGGCTTCAGGTTGGCAGGCGAGCCGCCACAACAGCTGTTAGACTTCTGGCAAGGCATGTCGCCGGACATGCGCGCGCAACTGATGGCCATCATGCGCCTGCGCAAGCGCTTCCCGAACATGGCAATGCCGGGCGAGTCGTGGGAACGGCCGTTTGGGGGCAATTACGGCGACTCGCGCGGCCGGCCGGGCGGCTTTGGGGGCCTCGGGGGCCTCGGGAGCATGGCAGGGAGCTATGGCGGCGGGACCGGGCGCACGGCCAGCGGCAATCCCAACAGCCTGAGCGGCGGCGGACTGTACTGAAAGCGAGTGCGGACGATGCCTTTCGGCCGCTCCTCAATGGCCCAGTTTCGGCCGCGGCCAAACAGCATGGCCGGCTTCGCACCGGGTCCGGCGACGATGCGGCCGCCGGCCGAAGAGCCCAGCCAATGGGCGCGATTGCCCAGCTTTCTGCTGAATGAATTCCCCGGCCTGCTGGCGGCGAAGGTACGCGGCACGGACTTTACCGAGACGTTTCAACCATCGATGGAAGCGTTTGGCCGCCTGCCAGCAATGTACGAAGGGTTGAACAACTTCGCGCGCGAGAATTTCTCGCTTGATGCGCTCAGTACGCCAGAGGGGTCGCTTAATGCCGCAATGATGGCGATGACCGGCGGCCTTGGCGGGATCGCGCGCGGCGGAATGGCGCTGGGGAGCGGGATGCTCCGGCGCAGTCCGCCAAAGGCCATTCGTCTCGCTCTGCAATCATCGCAGATCCCGATGACGAAGGTGCTACGCAATCCAACAAATACGGCGCGCGACGCGCTCTATGATGGGAGTAAATACAAGGCGCTGCGCATGTTCACTGACGGGGACACGGGCGACGTGTATTTTTGGGATGCGAACGATGCCACGCATCATTATGTGGCGCAACTGCTCGGCATCGAGCGTCCACGCTTCCCGAACGATCTTGGGTTGTGGACAAAAGATTAGGACAACAATCTACGCAGATCGTTTTCGGCCGCTGCAAGCGCGCGCTCGGCGTTCGTCAGCCGGTTGGCGGCGTGGGCGGGATCGTTGCCGGGTATGAGATTGCCCAGTTCGATGCCGCGGCGGGCGCCGCGAAGGAGCCCCTTCCTGAGTTCGACCACGGCCCGAGCTTCGGCGATTTGATCCATTGCTGCCATGCCGTATCTTGTAGCACATCGGCGAGAAACCGTCAATGTCAATCATCGTCTTCCGGTGCGTCCAGCGCGATGACCTGCCGGTCCGGTGGCCCGAGGCAGCGGAGGTCTTGGCGCCAGCCATCGCCCTTTGGCGGAACCGGCACACCCCGGCTTCGTTGCTGGCAGCGCTGATCGATCAGCAGCTGCAGCTCTGGGTCGCCATTCTTCGACAAGCTCAGGGTGAGGATGGCCGGATCATCGCCGCCGCAGTAACGCAAGTCCAAGATTGGCCTGGCGGCGCCAAGGAGTGCGCCGTCGTCTTGGCAGCCGGCGAGGGTCACGATCTGTGGCCAGAATGGATGGCGGACGTGAAGGCCTGGGCCGCCGGCGAAGACTGCGATTTGGTGACGGCCATCGGTCGGCCGGGTTGGCAGCGCGTGTTGGCCCCCGCCGGGTTCGTTCACGATGGCGTCGCGCTAGCGTGTTCTCTAGGAGGTTAGAAATGCCCGGATCTGGCAGTCAATCAACCACCACGAGCACCGCGCCGTGGTCCGGAATGCGGCCCTATCTTGTCGGGCGCGAGGCGAGGGGCAGAAGGCCGGCGATCACTGGCATCATGCCCGAAGCCGAGCGGCTCTATAATCTGGGGCCTGATCAGTATTTCCCCGATCCGACGGTCGCCGGCTTTTCGCCGGATCAGCTCGCGGCGCAAGCCGCCATCCGGGCGCGCGCGACCGGGGGCTCGCCGCTCAATCGGTCGGCGGCCGAGTACGTGCAGCGTACGCTGGGCGGCGGCTACACCGACGCCTACCTGGCCGGAACTGGCGGCGAAAACCTCTTCAACTCGCTCGATGCCCGCCTTCGGCCGGCAACGGCGGCGCAATTCGCCCTGGCCGGCCGCGGCGGGTCGCCAGCGCACGCGCGCGCCTACGCCGAAGGTATGACCAACGCATGGGCGCCATACGCCACGCAACTGTACGGTCAGGAGCGGGGCTTGCAACAGAACGCGGTACCGCTCGCGATGCAGCTCGCTGGGCAGGACTACATCGATGCGTCGGCCCTGGCCGGCATCGGCGGACAGCAGCAGGCGCAAAGCCAGGCCGAAATTGACGCGGCGAAGGCGCGGTTCGATTTCGGCCAGACTGCCGACGATGAAGCGTTGCGGCGCTACGCCGCGATGATCCAGGGGATGCCGTACGCCACGCAGACGCAGACCTCGTCGGGGCCGGGGACGTTGCAGACAATCCTCGGGGCCGGCCTCGGACTCGGCGGCATTCTGGCGACACCATGGACGGGGTCGATCGGGGCGGGCATGGCAGGGTGGTTCTGATGACCCTTCGTCACCTTGAGCCCTGGGCCGCATTCGGTATTGATCCGCGGCTGTTGCGCCGTACCGGCCTCAGTCAGGGCCTGCTCAACGCCGGTATCGGCCTGCTGACGGGCCGTAACTGGCAGCAAGGGCTCGGGCTCGGCCTGGCGGGATTCCAGCGCGGCCAGCAGGATGCCCTCGCCGATGCCATGCGGCAAGCGACCTTCGGCTTCTCGGTCGAGGAAATGAAACGACGCGAAGCCGAGGCGGCTCGCGAAGCCGAACGGTTTGAACTCGACAAGGCCGCTACCGCGCGCGATCAAAGCGTGGCGGACAAGCTTCTAGCCCAGTTTGGCGGCGGTGGGGCGGTCGGCGGCTCAACCGCACTCACGGCGCCCCCTAGTGGCCCTGGCGGGGCTATCCGGGCGGAATCCTTGGCGCCGATGGGCGGCTTTGATCGCGCCCTGCGGTTTGTCCTGGGCCAAGAAGGCGGCTACGTCGCCAATGATGCCGGCGCCGGCCCGACCAACTTCGGCATCAACTCGCGAGCGAACCCGGATGTCGACGTCGCCAATCTGACGCCGCAGAAGGCGGCGGCCATCTACAAGACCCGTTATTGGGATGCCATCGGCGGCGACAGCCTGCCGTCAGATTTGGCGCTGGTCGCTTTCGACACGGCCGTCAATCAAGGCGTCGGCGTTGCCAAGCAGTTCCTTAGCCAATCCGGCGGCGATATCGGCAAGTTCTTGGAGCTGCGGCAGAGCGCTTACGAGCGCCTTGGGCAGAATCCTGAATTGGCCGATGCCCTGCCGACATGGACGCGGCGAATGGGCGAGTTGTCAACGGAAGTAGCCGGCGACGGGTCCGCCACAGCACCGGTGGCGGCCCCGGGCGCGCCGTTGGACCTGCCGGAGGGACGGCGGTTGGCGCTGCAAGTGGCGCTGATGCGCGGCGATCTGGCCGGAGCACAGCAGATATTGGCAGGCGCCGGGCCGCCGGCGGCGCCGGAAACGCATGGCAATCTCGAATGGGACAGCCGCGCCGGGGCATGGCGACCAATCCAGGGATATCAGCCGGTGTCGCCCCTGACCGGCTTGCGGGTAGACGAAAACGGCAACGTCACGCTCAGTCGCGCCGGGACCACGGACGTCGAAAAGCGGCGCATCAATGCCGGCGAGGCGATGACCCGGCTGACCAACATCGAAGCTGCATACAAGCCGGAATATCAGACCTACGGTTCGGCCATGGCCGCCGGCTGGTCGTCTCTGAAAGCCAAGGCCGGCGTCGATCTCGACCCGCCGCAGAAACAGTTCCTGATAGATTTCGTTCAATACAAGCGCCGGTCGATCGAAAATCTGAACCTGACCATCAAGGAACTGACCGGTGCCGCGATGACTGAGGCCGAGGCCAACCGCATCCGGATGACGATGCCCGACCCCGGCACCGGGCTATTCGATGGCGACGATCCGGTCACGTTCAAGGCCAACCTCGACGATGCGCTGGCAACGACGAAGATGGCCATTGCCCGCTACAATTACATGCTGACTCGCGGGCTGGACACGACGGCTCCGGATGTGTCGCTCGACCAAATGACGGGAATCATGAACGCGCGCGGCGATGAAATCGAGGCGGAGATGCGGGAAGCCAATCCGAATGCCGATCCCGACATGATCGCGGCGGAGGTGGACGCGCAACTCGCAACGGAGTTCGGACTGCAATGACCGATTGGGCATCGCGACTCTTCGGATCGACAGCGGCTCCGGCCGGGCCGGCGGTCCCGGTCAAGCCGCCGGAACAGACGGAATTCGACCTGCCGGAATTCCAAGCAATGTTGCCCTCGGCCTACGAGTTGGCGCCGGCGCTTCCGTCATTCCTGGGCGGCAGGCCGCGCAAGGGACCAAAGGACGAGTTTCAGGTCGATCCCAAGCAACTCAGCACACTCACGAACATCATCGCCATCGCGCAGGACGACAAGCAGCTCCTCGACGTGATTTCCAAGACGCTCCCGAACGCGCGTATCGTGACCGACAAGTTCGGCAATGTCATCGTCGAGCAGGGCCGCTTGCGGGCCTATCTAAATATGCCGGGCTGGTCGGGTCAGGACACGGCCCGCGCGGCAACGATGGTGACGGCGGGAACACTCGGCGCCATGGGTGGCGGCGCAATAGCGCCCGGCGCCGGACTACTGGCCCGTATGGGGTTATCAGCGGCCGGCGTTGGCGGCGCCAGTGCGGTGCAAGACCTTGCCGCAGCCTCCATGGGCGCGAAAAAACTGCTTGATCCCGGCCGCATCGTCACGTCCGCAGCTTTTGGAGCCGGCGGAGAAGTCATCGGCGCCGGCCTGGCGGGCATCTATCGCGCTATCGTGAAGCGCGATAAATTGTACGATGCCGCTCGCGGCGCATTGACCGCTGCCGGCCGGGAGGCGCTGCGCAAGCTCGGCGTTGCCGCCACCGAGATAACCGATGATCTGGCGCGGCAGTTCGCGCAAGAGGCGAAAACGGCGCTCAAGCCGATGGAAGCATTTCGATCCGCCGAAGCCCGTTCATTGCCGTCCCCGGTGCAGTTGACGCGTGGGCAGGTGACGAACCGCGAACCGCGACTCCGTTCGGAGCAACTCATGCGCGAGGGGGCAATGGGTGAGGGGGCGTCGAGCGTCATGCACGGCGCCCGCGCGACGCAACAAAACCAATTGCGCGGCAACGTCGCAGCGATCGGCGAACGGCTTGCCGGCGGGCCGACCGGTATCGGCGAAGCCGGCCCCGTCGTTCAATCGGGCCTGGTCGGACAGCGACAAGCGGCGAAGCGGCATGTGGACACTCTCTATGAAGCGGCGCGCGCTTCTGCGGCCGAACTGCCGAAATCGTCGGTACTGGCGGGTTCGCGGGCGATCCGGGCGGCAGTCGAGGAAACCCATGAACTGACCGGCCTTGCCCGCACCAATGCACTACTTGACAGCTTCGACAAGATCATTGCGGAATCAGGCACAGATATTGTTGCGCCGGTCCATATCCGCGCCCTGTTTGGCTGGCGCAAGCAGGCCAATGAAGCGATGCGGGGCAACGCCGCCAACGAAGAGGGGGTCGCGCTCCGCACGGCAATCGGAGCCTACGACAAATGGATACGCGGCGTCGTCAATGATGATCTCTTGCGCGGCGATCAAGCAGCCTTGTCCGCTTGGCGTGAAGCGATCGACGAATATCGGCAGTACGCGGGCCAATTCAAGGGCGGCGACTTGATCGAAGCGTTGACGACGAAGGCCTCGCGTTCTGGCACAATGCAGCTCAAGGTTGATCCTGCCGATGCCAGCAATTACATTTTCGGGGCCAGTCAATCCGGCTGGATTCCAAAGGCCAATCTGACTCGTGATTTGGAGCGAATGCGCGAACTGCTCGGGGCTGAAAGTCAGGCTTGGAAGGCCCTCAAGGCAGAGGCATTCCTTCGCGTCGCGCGTGCCGGCGAGGGCGCCATGGAAGGCGGTACGCGACTGTTTTCGGGCGGCAATTTTCAACAGGCATGGGGTCGCCTGCAGATGAACCATGCGCCGATCGTGAAGCTGCTGTTTAACGATCAGGAGAGGGCGTTGATTCGACAGTTCGCAAGTGTTGCCGTCGCCGCGACGAACATCCCGCGCTATTCGACGGTGGCCAGCGGGTCGGTCCTGATTCAGGGCTTGTCGAAGGCGCTTGGCGCCCGCTTTCTGGCGTACATGGCGACATCGCCCTTGCTCAAAACCATCATGGGACCGGTCGCGAGCGTGAAGGCGCTCAATGCGACAATGGGGGTGGCAAGACAGAAACCGCCATCGTTGATCGGCACCGGTGGAGCTCTCGGCCAGTTGTATCAGCAGCAACGAACCGAACGATGATCAATCCGGCAAGTTACGCCAACGCGCATCTTTGGTCATGCGCTTGATCAGGTCGGCCTTGGCGCTCTTACGGCCGGCCACCCAGAAACCGTAGTCCAGCCGAACAATGAGACCGACCAGAGCGGCGCCGGCGGCGACGCCGAAGACAAAGCCTGTGCCGCCGAACTCGACACCGGCAACATAGACACCCAGTATAACGGCCATGCAAATGGCGAAGAGCAGATGCCGCCCGATCATTGCCAGATAATGGCGCCTCTTCAGGATCACGCAAGGAGCAGTTAATGACGATGATCTGGTGGTGTCCCTTGATTGCCATCGCGACTATGGCCTTGCTCGGACACAGCGCAGCGGCACAAGTTACGTGCGGCAGCTATGCTCAGGGGGCGGCCGAGCTCACGACGCGCTACCGCGAGTCGCGGGTTGCGGTCGGCGTCCAGAAAGGTGATCTGATCGAACTGTGGACAAGTCAAGATGGCGCAACATGGACGCTCCTGCTGCGCATGGCCAACGACCAGGCCTGCATTATCGGCGCAGGCGAGAGTTGGCAGGTGATCCCGCCGGCGGATACCAAGACATGAGGATCGCGATCCTGGCGCTGCTGCTGGCCGCCGCGCCGGCGATGGCGCATGAGCACGGACAACCTTGGTACAACGGTCTCCGCAACGAGCTCGATCAAGCATGTTGCGACAACACCCACTGTCGCGAGATCGGTGCCGATGACTGGCGGCGGGAGGGCGAGGGCTTCAAGGTCCGTTACGGCGGGACGTGGTGGCCACTCGCGTCTTACGCCAACGTCGGCTTCGTGGCGCCGGACGGCCATGTGCACGCGTGCAAATACCCGCACGAGTCCTTCGTCCGCTGCATCGTCTGGCCGGGGGCGTTCTGAGATGGCGGTCATCGGCAACGGCATCGGCAAGTCCTTCGACGGCTGGGTCCGGACCATCCTGCTCGGCTTCAGCATCGGTGCGGCCTGGTACACGATCAAGGGTGACATCGCCCTGGTCGCTCAGGAATTGCAGTCTCTCACCGGCGCCAACGGGCGGATCGAGGCCATTGAGCTGCGATTGCACCATCAGAGCGAAGCGCTCGATGCCGTCATCGGGCGCCAGTTGGCGCGGCTGGCGGTCTTTGATAAGATGATCGTGACGGTTGAGAAGCACAACGAACGCATTCACTCAATTGAGAGTCTTTTCGCCCGGTTCATCGAGACGGTCGAGAAGCACGAGCAGCGTATCCACTCAATGGAGATGCGGCCGCAGGAGCGGAGCGCGCGGTGACCGACAGGCACTGTTTCGAGGTCGAGAATGCCGACGACGGCACGATCCTACTGCGCGTCATGCTGACGGGCGGCGGGATCACGGAATTCTTCTTCACCCATCGGCAGGCCCGCACGCTATACGACGATATCGGCGCCGCGCTTGTCGGCGGCGCGAAAAGCGCTACGCTTGTCGGCGGGTGACGTGACATGGGCAAGGTGATCCCGTTCCGGTCTATCGACCATTTTGTTGCCGTCAGCAAAATGGTCCCCTGTCCGCTGGTCGCCTCAGTGCCGATGCCGGTGCTCAAGGTCTTTCCCGTTGTCGAGCGCACAGAGTACGATATGCTGCCATCTGACTGTGAGCCATCATGAAACGACAGGACTTCAGCTACTGGATGGACGGCGAGGAATGGAACATCACCATTCCAGCTAAGGACGAGGCCGATGGTCGGCGGCGCCTGTCAACGGCCGCCATAGGCAGCTACAACGGCGTCTTGATCGCGCGGGTGCCGGCGTTCCACGGCTGTGATTGGATTGTAGCCCTACTCTGTCGCGTCCGGAATTTTCTGGCGCGGCGAACTTAACGGAGCCCTGATGAACCGCACCAACAAGGCCGTGACGATCGGCATCGGGACGGGCATTTCGACCTATATCGGAACGCTCGTGCATTACATCATCGAGAGCATGACCGGCGACCTGCCGACCGACGTGGACGGCGCGATCGTCGGCCTGACGGTCGCCGTCGCCGGCTTTCTTCTGTACCGTCTGCTGCCGCGCGGGGAACTGTCGTGATCAACCCCTTCCGCTACGCCTGGCCGACCGCGTTCGCCATCGTCGCGCTGTCGGGGTGCTCGCTAATTCCCGGCTATGAGCTGGCCAAGACGGCCGGGGTCGGCGTGATGTTGCAGACGATCGAGGAGCGCAAGCAGGCGAACGATTTTCAAGCCGTCGTGACGTTCGACTTGCTCTGCGACTTGGCCGGCGGCGCGGTCGGGCGCGTCGGCACCGACCAGCAGAAACGGGACTTTGTTCGCGATTGTCTCGGCATCGACGTGCCCGATGGTGACTTCGCATCGGAACTCAGGAACGTCGTAACGTTGATGAGCACGCTCAAGGAACTGCAAGGAACAACGCCGTGAGCGAAAGAAGAAATGCCTTCAAGCCCGGTTTTTATTGGGTCCAGTGTGGGGGTGAGAAGTTGATCTTTCGATGCCGCGAAGACGGCGCTTGGAGCATTCCCGGTTCAGCGGATACGAACACGGGCGCGAATTTCCAGTCGATTTTCGGCGCCATCAAGGAGCCGCAAAAGTGAACCCGATGTCTGCCCGACATGACGATCGAACCGCCGCGCCCGCGAAATGGTGACGGATGCACTGATTGAAGATCAGAAGCGTGGCAGGGAATGGTCGGATCAGATGCGCCGCGACCGCATCAGGGAATCGTTGCGACTCGATATTCAGCACACGATTGTTGTCGGAACAATCGGCGGACTCGGCGGTTTGGGCGGCGGGATGAGCGGCGTATGCTTCGGGCCTTGATCAACGCTTAGTCGAACAAGTCTCGATCCGCACAGCCGGCGCGCCGTCGTGCTTTCAGCCCGGCCCCGCCTGCGCGGCAGGTGTTGGTCTAGGACTCGCACAGTCTACCCGGTTACGGGCAGTTCGGCCAATACATCCGGGTTGTCAATCCGGGCCATGCGGATCAGGAATCCGATCTTCATGGCCTGCACGGCGACGTGGCCGGCGTTGACGATGACGGCGGCGGCATCAAGGCCGATGGTGTCGGCCCTGATATCATTGATCACGTCGATCATGGCGGTGCACACCATCGTCATGTGCTCCAATTCGGCGACTTCATCGGTTGGCGTGGCTGACATCGTGCTTTGCCTTTCTCACGGTTTTAGCCGCCGCCACGATGGCAGCGGGGACGTCGGTCTTGTGGACCGCAGCATCGATCAGCGTGAGCCGGCATCCCGCCTCGGCGGCCTTGTATTCCAGCATCGCGATTGCCATCGCCGGCGCCTGGTCGAGAATGCGGCGATTGACCTTCGCCTTGAACACCACTTCGGCGCCGGGGTCGTTAGGCGTGCCGTGCGCCGTCGCGGTCGCCGCCTTGATCGAACGCGGCTTCACGACGGTGAGATCGGCCGCCCTGGCAACGATTCGCGTGGTCCAGTTGTGAAGCCGCCAATTGCGGCGCGCGGCATCCCTGGCCTCGTGCATCGCCTTGGCGGCTCGGTGCTGGCGATAGCGGTACGAGCCGCGTACGCAGCGTGCCATCGCCTGCTGATGGGTGCCGACAGCTATCGCGTGTTGGCGGTCATCAAAGCGTTTCCTGTCATCGCCCCCCGTTCCCGGGGTATCGACACCAACGGCTACCGTGGCTAATTCTTGAACGCACCTGTTGTCGCCCCCCGTTTCCGCGGTATCGACACCTGCAGCCTTCACATAGCAGACCGCGATTTTCCTGTTGTCGCCCCCCGTTTCCGGGGTATCGACACCGTCCACGGCCTGGCTATCCGCTGCGACCGCCCTGTTGTCGCCCCCCGTTTCCGGGGTATCG